CGCATCACCCTCGATACACCCGAGGTGGTCTGTACCAACAAGCTGATTACCGGCTCACTCGAAGTGCAGAAGGGCGGGACGATGAGAGGAGACATCGAGCACACCGGCGGGAAGTTTACCTCCAATGGCGTGCAGGTGGATGACCATGCACACGGCAATGTGCAGAGCGGCGGGAGCTGGACGAAGGAGACCAAATGACAGTGCGCTATCTTGGAATGAACAGCCAAACCGGACTCAGTATTTCTGAGGCCGACCATATCAGGCAAAGCGTGCGCGACATTCTGGTCACGCCGGTTGGCTCACGCGTCATGCGACGTGAGTACGGATCCTTGTTGTCAGCATTGATTGACCAGCCGCAGACCCCGGCGTTGCGCCTGCAGATTATGGCTGCGTGCTACTCCGCGATTCAGAAGTGGGAACCTCGTGTGAGTCTCTCGACCATCATCTTTGAACACCCTAACGATGACGGAGCGCTATTTGTCGATATTAAGGGCGCACGCTCGACTTCAGGCCAGCCTTTTTCCCTTACCATTCCACTGAGTTAAACGTTATGGCTATTGTAGATCTAAGCCAGCTCGCCGCCCCCGATGTCGTGGAAGAGCTGAATTATGAAATCCTTCTTGCAGAACGAAAGGCGACCCTCATCTCCCTGTATCCCGAAGATCAGCAGGAGGCTATTGCACGTACTCTGACGCTTGAATCTGAACCCATTGTGAAGCTGTTGCAGGAAAATGCTTACCGGGAAGTCATCTGGCGTCAGCATGTTAATGAAGCGGCGCGCGCGGTCATGTTGGCCTACGCCGCCGGGAATGATCTCGATAATATTGGTGCAAATTATAACGTCACACGTCTTGTGATCACCCCAGGGGATGAGTCCTCGCTACCGCCCACGCCTGCGGTAATGGAAGCTGATACCGATTATCGCCTGCGTATCCAGCAAGCCTTTGAGGGAATGAGTGTGGCTGGCTCAACCGGCGCATATCAGTTTCATGGCCGCAGTGCTGACGGCAGGGTTGCGGATATTTCTGTAATTAGCCCCGAGCCTGCGAACGTGACCATTTCGGTATTGTCTCGCGAAAATAATGGCGTGGCCTCAGAAGAACTGCTCGCCGTCATCCGAAATGCTCTCAATGATGAGGACGTAAGGCCGGTCGCCGATCGCGTCACCGTGCAATCGGCAAATATTATTGACTATAAAGTCGACGCCTCACTATTTCTTTATCCAGGCCCTGAAAGCGAGCCGGTGCTCAGTGCGGCAAAGGCGAAGCTTAAGAGTTATATCAGCGCCCAGCACCGGCTCGGGCGAGATATTCGTAAATCGGCTATTTATGCCGCCCTTCACGTTGAGGGGGTGCAGCGTGTTGAGCTGGCCGCACCGTTGGCTGACATCGTGCTCGATAGTACACAGGCTTCCTGGTGTAGTGAATATAGCGTAACCATCGGGGGCAATGATGAGTGACGCCCGCCTGTTGCCGGTCGGATCCTCGCCGCTTGAGGTGGCGGCGGCGCGAGCCTGTGCCGATATCGAAAATACGCCGATCCCCCTGCGCCGTCTCTGGAGTCCCGATACCTGCCCGGCAAATCTGCTGCCGTGGCTTGCCTGGGCGTTTTCGGTCGATCGTTGGGATGAGAGCTGGCCGGAAGAGACCAAACGCGAGGTGATCCGCGCGGCGTGGTTTATCCATGCGCACAAAGGGACGATTGGTGCGGTGCGCCGGGTGGTCGAGCCGCTCGGATATCTGATTAACGTGACGGAATGGTGGGAAACGAACGATCCGCCCGGCACATTCCGCCTCGATATCGGTGTGTTAGAGACCGGCATCACCGAGGAAATGTATTACGAAATGGAAAGGCTGATTGCCGATGCAAAACCAGCCAGCCGTCATCTTATTGGTCTGAATATTATTCAGGATATTCCGGGGCATCTGTATTACGGCGCCCTGAACTATGACGGCGATATCACCACGGTTTACCCCGGATAAGTGAGAGCACAATGACAGTAAAATATAAAACCGTTATCACCAAAGCCGGTGCTGAAAAGCTGGCGGCGGCGAGCGTCCCGAGCGGGAAGAAAGTCAATTTTGTGGCGATGGCCGTCGGGGATGGTGGCGGCACGCTGCCCGAGCCAAACGCCAGCCAGACAAAACTGGTCAATGAAGTCTGGCGTCATGCGCTGAATAAAATCAGCCAGGATAAAAAGCACAAAAACTATGTCGTCGCGGAGCTGGTTATTCCCCCTGAGACCGGCGGTTTCTGGCTGCGTGAAATGGGACTTTACGACGACACCGGCACGCTGATTGCGGTCGGTAACATGGCGGAGAGCTACAAGCCCGAGCTGGCGGAAGGGTCAGGGCGCGCGCAGACCCTGCGCATGGTTATCATGGTGAGCGATATCGAGACGGTCGAGCTGTCCATCGATACCACGCTTGTGATGGCGACGCAGGATTATGTCGACGATAAACTCGCGGAGCATGAGCAGTCACGTCGTCATCCCGACGCCACGCTGAAAGAAAAGGGTTTCACGCAGTTAAGCAGTGCGACCGACAGCGCGTCTGAGATACTTGCAGCCACACCGAAAGCGGTTAAAGCAGTCTATGACTTCGCCAGCGCGAAGTATACGGCTCAGGACGCGACCACGGCGCAGAAGGGGATTGTCCAGCTCAGTAGCGCGACCGACAGCGCATCTGAGGCGTTCGCCGCGACACCGAAAGCGGTTAAGGCGGTTTATGACTTCGCCAATGCGAAGTATACGGCTCAGGATGCGACCACGGCGCAGAAGGGGATTGTCCAGCTAAGCAGTTCTATCGATAGCGCCTCAGAAACACTGGCCGCTACACCTAAAGCGGTAAAGGCGGCTAATGATAATGCCAACGGACGCGTACCCGCTGGCCGTAAGGTGAATGGCAGGGAATTGTCTGCTGATATCAGCGTAACAGCTCAGGATATTTTCAATGGGCAGGCAGTAGGAATTGGCAATGCACTCGATTTAAACAGTTACATCACGCCGGGGCTCTATTACCAGCCAGCCAATGCTCAGGCCCAGACGGGAAAAAATTATCCCGAAGCAGCTGCCGGTTCGCTTGAGGTATATAAACATGCTGGGGTGACTCAGATTTACCGGGTTTATAACAATTCCCGTAGTTATATCCGCACGTTGTATGGCGGCGTGTGGACAGCCTGGACAAAACAGTATGACGTGGCGAACAAGCCAACAGCTGTAGAGACGGGCGCACTACCTTCAACCGGAGGAAGGGTGACGGGTAATATTGAGATATATAACTCCGCACCAATTATCCAGCTTTCCGAGAGTGATACCGGCAAGAAATATTTCATCGTCGCTGATGGCAATGGTTTTCGCATTAACGAAGATACAACAGCTGGGAATGCGGTACTTTCTTATGCTGGAGCCAGCAAACAGCTTAGAACCGTCGGGCAACTCATCCCTGGTGACTGGACGAATATCGATGCCCGCTACTACACAAAAGCACAATCAGATGCGGGATATATGCCGCGTACGGGGGCGTATACCAAAGCCGAAAGCGACGGACGTTTTCAGCCCAAAGGCTCGTTTGCTGCACCAAACTCGGCATCAAAGGCGGCGAATGGATGGTGGCAATGCGGAAGTACCGGCATTATTGAGCAGTGGGTGCAGGGGGCGACAATGACCAGCGAGACGACGCAGGCGATCACATTCCCTAAAGCGTTTCCGTCAGCCTGCTTATCAGTTTCGGTCAGTACATTAAACGCCAACGGTAGTAGCAATACGGAAGGGATGTTCCAACTGATCTCAAAAACAAATACGGGCTGTGTTGTCATGGCAAACAGGGCTTACGGCAGCATCGGGCAAGTCGCTGTAATTATTCAGGCTAAAGGGTACTGATATGAATAGTATTTATTATAGTGCTGGACTGTCTGGCTTTTACTTTGAGTCCGACAGAGGGCTTTATGAAGCGGTAGGAAGCTGGCCTGCTGATGCGTCAATCATCTCTCAAAGCTGGTATCAGCATTTAATCGAAGGGCAGACCAAAGGTAATTCAATTGTGCCGAACGAAGAGGGTATGCCAGTACTTAAAGCTATTGAGCCTGATTACCCTGCAATGGCGGAGTCGCAAAAGCAAATGCTCATCAGTGATGCGATGCAGTCAGTGAGTGTGATTCAACTCAAACTGCAGGCAGGTCGGACACTCACTGAACTCGAAGCAGCAAAACTGTTCGCTGTTCTGGATTACATCGATGAGGTTGAAAAAATCGATACTGTATCAGTGACACGCCCGGTTGACTGGCCGCAACTCCCAGAATAAATAAAGCCCTCCTCCGGAGGGCTTATTGTTGTGTAATCCCCGCTCCAACCCCTTCCCGTCGCGCTTGCAAGGTATGACGTTGACAATAGTCTCACCACTAAACCACGGAGTTAAATGGATGAGCGACTATCATCACGGCGTGCAGGTCATCGAGATTAATGACGGCGTGCGCACCATTTCCACTGTCTCAACAGCCATCATCGGCATGGTTTGTACGGCCAGCGATGCTGACGAGACGGTTTTCCCTCTTAATGAACCTGTGCTGATTACTAATGTGCAAAGCGCTATTAGTAAAGCCGGCAAACAGGGAACACTATCATCTTCACTACAGGCGATCGCTGACCAGTGCAAACCGGTCATTGTGGTTGTACGTGTGGCCGAAGGTGTCGAAGACTCTGAGGCCCCCGACGCGGCTCAGAAACAAACGATTTCCAACATTATTGGCACCACGGACGAAAACGGCAAATACACCGGCCTGAAAGCGCTGTTGACGGCGCAGACTGTCACCGGCGTCAAGCCGCGCATTCTTGGCGTGCCGGGGCTGGATTCGCAGGAAGTAGCGACTGCGCTTGCCGCTACCTGTCAGAGCCTGCGCGCCTTTGGCTATGTCAGTGCGTGGGACTGTAAAACCATTTCCGAGGCCATCGACTATCGCAAGAATTTCAGCCAGCGTGAGCTGATGGTGATCTTCCCCGATTTTCTGGCGTGGGACACTACGACAAACGCAACAGATACCGCATGGGCGACGGCGCGCGCGCTGGGCCTGCGTGCCAAAATCGACCAGACAACCGGCTGGCATAAAACCCTGTCAAACGTCGGCGTGAATGGCGTCACCGGTGTTAGCGCCTCAGTCTCCTGGGATTTGCAGGAACCGGCGACCGATGCCAACCTGCTTAATCAGGCTGGTGTGACCACGCTGATTCGCAATGACGGTTTCAAATTCTGGGGTAACCGCACCTGTGCGGATGATCCTCTTTTCCTGTTTGAAAACTACACCCGTACCGCGCAGGTACTGGCCGACACCATGGCGGAAGCACATGCGTGGGCGATGGATAAACCGATTACCCCGACCCTTATTCGCGACATCGTGGCGGGCATTAACGCCAAGTTCCGTGAGCTGAAAAGTAATGGTTATATCGTCGATGGCTCCTGCTGGTACGACCCTGAGTCCAACGATGTTGCGACGCTTAAAGCGGGCAAACTGTATATCGATTACGACTATACCCCCGTCCCACCGCTGGAAAACCTGACCCTGCGCCAGCGCATCACTGATACCTATCTGGCGAATCTGTCAGATTCGGTCAACGGCTAAGGAGCTAACAGCATGGCGTTACCACGTAAATTAAAATATTTGAACATGTTTAACGATGGCCTGAGCTACATGGGCGTCGTTGAATCCGTCACTTTACCGAAGCTGACCCGCAAGCTGGAGAAATACCGCGGCGGCGGGATGCCGGGTTCGGTATCCATTGATATGGGTCTTGATGATGATGCGCTGTCCCTTGAATGGACGCTCGGTGGTCTGCCGGATGTCGCACTGTGGGCGCAGTATGCATCCCCTGGTGCAGACAGCGTACCGCTACGTTTTACTGGCTCCTATCAGCGCGATGACACCGGTGCAATTTCCGCCGTCGAGGTGGTGATGCGAGGTCGTCATAAAGAGTACGACTGCGGTGAGAACAAGCAGGGCGAAAGCGGTACAACGAAAATGACAACTGATTGTGCTTACTACCAGCTGACAATTGACGGAAAAGAAGTCATTGAAATTGACATCGTCAACATGGTGCTGAAGGTCGACGGTGTAGACCGTCTGGCCGAACACCGTAAGGCGATTGGCCTGTAATGTTGTTGACCGGCCGCTCAGGCAGGCCGGTCTCTTCTATTTTTGAGGGAGTGACAAATGGAAAATATTATTGATACCGGAAATTCAAACGTTGTGACCTTCGACAATCCGCTGATGCGCGGTGAGCAAAAAATTGAGCAGGTTACTGTATCCAGGCCCAACGCGGGGACACTCCGCGGAGTGTCATTGGCTGCACTGGCAAACTGTGATGTTGACGCCTTAATTAAGGTTTTACCTCGAATGACCTACCCGGCGCTGAACGAACATGAGATTGCTCAACTGGATGCCGCAGATCTCATTGCACTTGCCGGTAAGGTGGTTGGTTTTTTATCACCTGCTTCGGCTCGCTGAATTTCCCCGACCAATTGTC